ATTATGAATAAAGCATTATTATTACCAATTAAACTTGTTCTTCACACAATCAATTTCGTAGTGATCGCGGCTGTTGTGTGCATCGTTGATCCTGATACTGTATCTGTTGTTAAAGTATTAGTTGACAATCTTTGAAAATACTGTATAATAGATCTTGAAGTCAACGTAAACCTAATAAGAGAATATAATGAGAAAATTAAAAATCGCGTTTTACACAATCAATGTTATCACAATCGCGACATGTGCATTAGTTCTTGGTATATTTTCTTAGAATAGGTATATATATAGTATACAAAAAGACTTTTTGTATATACAAAAAGAGTTATATTTCTATGCGGTTTATACAGGGTTTAGCGTGATATACCCTTACCCAATGTATAAACGCATTCGAATTACGTAAAAGTAGCAATATAGCGTATTTAACTCCTTTATAATCAATGTGTTATAAAGGCAATTATTATCATAGTGAACCCCCTTAGCTCAGTTGGTAAGAGCATCCGACTCATAATCGGCAGGTCGTAAGTTCGATTCTTACAGGGGGTACCAAATTACAACATAAGCGCGAATAGGTAAGTATTATATGGATATAACAGTCTCAGAAACTGCAGCTGTACAATTTAACAAGATTGGGGGTATCATTAGATATTCCCTAAATTCTGGTGGTTGTTCGGGGTTAATAGGGAAATGGGCAAGATTACCTAAGGACACCAAACTTGATGCGTTTGATGTTGTCGTGTGGAAGTCTACGAATGAAGAAGTCACATTCATAGTCGATATATACACCGAAAGAGAAATGAAAGGATCCACTGTGGATTATACCGGTGACCCTTTCAATCCAGTATTTAAGATCAGTATACCCGATAAACATTCCTGCGGGTGTGGTGAAAGTTTTGTAATGTCTGATAATTAGGAATGATTTAACTAGGAGTAAAAAGGTAATGAGAGCGCAGTCATTTGTATGTAAGGTAATGAGTTATGGAATAGCAATACTATGGGCAATAGGGTCTATATGGTTATTGGTGTCCCCCGTAATTACCACTGTAGGGTATTAATGACATCCCTACAGAATGACTATATAACTATACGATAAAGATAATAACAAGTGAGGAAAACAAGTGATAATTGAACTATATTCAAAACCTAAATGTTCTTTCTGTGATGCGGCTAAGAATTGGTTAGATAAACATGATGTACGATATACGGTATATGATATATCAACTGACTCAGAAGCATTTGATAGATTCAGCAAATTTGGTCAAAGGACTGTACCACAGATCGTACTTGATGGAAAGCATCTGGGGAACTATGACACTTTAATGGATAACAAAGAATTGTTTCTATTTGAGAAATCCGTTAACATGACGACACCGTCAGAATCATACAAACCATTCAGATATCCGTGGGCAGTCGAATTAACTAAACGACATGAACAAGCTCATTGGATCGAAGATGAGATTGATCTGTCAGATGATGTGTCCGATTGGAAATCCGATAAGTTAGGTGCCGAAGAAAAAGATTATATCATCCAAGTGCTTCGACTATTCACTCAGTCGGATGTTGCAGTGGGGCAGAACTATTATGATTTCTTTATTCCTAAGTTGAAGAATAATGAGATTCGTAATATGTTAGGATCCTTTGCAGCTCGTGAAGGTGTACATCAAAGAGCATATGCTCTATTGAATGATACTTTGGGTTTACCTGAATCTGAGTTCCATGCGTTCTTAGAGTATAAGGAAATGTCTGATAAGGTTGAGTTTATGCGTGATAACGACAACTCAAACTATTCTAATCTCGCATTAGCAGTTGCCAAATCTGTATTCTCTGAAGGTATATCACTATTTGCCTCATTTGTTATGCTACTAAACTTCCAAAGATTCGGTAAGATGAAGGGGATGTGTAAAGTGGTAGAGTGGTCTATTCGTGACGAAACAATGCACGTTGATGGTATGACACAGATCTTTAGAGGATTCTGTGCAGAACATCCGAGAGTTGTTACTGATGACTTTAAACTACAGATATATACTATGCTTAGACAAGTTGTTGAACTAGAAGACGCATTTATCGATTTGGCATATGAGGGTAAAGAGGGTGTAGATGATTTAAGTATGGCAATGGCAGGTTTAAATAAAGAAGATGTGAAACTATATATACGACATATCGCAGATAGACGACTATTGCAACTCGGATTAAAACCTAACTTTGAAGTTAAAGATAATCCTTTACCGTGGTTAGATTGGGTACTTAATGCCCCTGATCATACGAACTTTTTTGAAAACAGGGTCACCGAATATGAAGTAGGTGGATTAAAAGGAAATTGGGGGGAAGTTTATGCATGATCCAGAGACAGAGTTTGACTTACATTGTCCGGACTGTAATATTGAGTATGGGGTATTGTACGCAGAAGTATATGAAGAGAATGATGTGATCCCATCATATTGTCCTTTCTGCTCAGGTAAAGTTGACATCGATGAAAATCGCATTGACGATATTGATGGAGATTATTAATGCGTCTGATGATTCGTGGATATATGAGGGGGTGGTGTATGTACCTCCTACTCCATTTAAAGCTACAATATTATATGGTTTTGTATACGAAATTGAAGATAGAGCATCAGGTAAAAAGTACATTGGCAAAAAGTTCTTTTGGTCGAGAAAAACTAAACAAGTAAAACTTAAGAAAAAGAAGTATCTCGGTGAGTCCGATTGGAGGACTTACTATGGATCATCTGAAAAGTTACTTGTTGAAGTGAATAAAGATAAGCATAGATTCAAACGAACTATTCTTAGACTATGTAAAAGTAAGTCTGAATGTGCATACTTTGAAGCAAAACTCCAATTTCAGCATGATGTCCTATTACGGGATGATTATTGGAATGATTGGATAATGGTTAAGGTGAGGGGTGCGCATCTAAATAAACTCAAAAAAGAACTTGACTTGGAATCGCAATTGTAATATAATACTAATATAGGTGAGTGAATGATGATAATTGATGTAACAATAGAAATACCAAGCCACGCAGATCCAGTGAAGTATGAAGTGGATGACAGTACAGGACAACTATATTTGGATCGGTTTCTGAATACTGCAATGTATTATCCATGTAATTATGGGTTCGTTTCAACTACATTAGCAGATGACGGGGATCCATTAGATGTACTTGTAATTTCACCGTATCCATTGTTATCTGGATGTATTGCTAGGTGTAAGGTACTGGGTGTTCTTAAAATGAAAGATGATGAAGGTATTGATAATAAAATATTGGTGGTACCCGATGATGTGATGTATAATGGGTATAAGGATTTAGTAGATGTATCTACTAGACTTCTTGACCAGATTCAGCATTTTTTCACTCATTATAAAGATTTGGATGTATCCAAATGGTCTGAGGTTCAGGGATGGGGTTCTGCTAAAGAAGCAGAGATCCTCATAGATGAATCTTATTTAAATTATGATAGTAAATAAAAGGTAAATATAAAATGATAGTAATTGATTATAATGGTATTGCGGTAGGTAATGTAATTTCTCAAAAATTAAACCTCCAAGAGGATTTAATTCGACATATGATTCTTAATACGATTCGTATGTATACCCTTAAGTTTAAGGAACAGTATGGAGATGAGGTTGTCATCGCACTTGAAGGTGGGTCGTGGAGAAAATCATACTTTCCACAATATAAAGCAAATCGTAAGAAAACTCGAGATACCGATACAATGGATTGGAACAAGTTGTACGAGATTATCAATAAAGTTACTGACGAAATCAAAGAAAACTTTCCATATAAAGTTATTAAAGTAGAGGGTGCAGAGGCTGATGACATCATCGGTACTCTATGTCTCGAGACCAAAGAGTTTGGTCAACATAAAGATATTATGATAGTCTCTGCGGATAAGGACTTTATTCAACTGCAACATGGAGCTCCAAACATCGCGCAGTATTCCCCTATGACTAAAAAGTTCCTTAAACCAGAGTCGTCTGACTTCCTATTCACACATATCTGTAAGGGGGATTCCTCTGATGGTGTTCCTAACATATTAAGTGGTGATAACTTTTTAGTTGCGGGAATCCGACAAAGACCGGTCACCAAAAAGAAGATTGCTATGTGGTTAGAAGATGCTAACTCTATGACCCATGAAGAGTCTCGAAATTGGATCCGCAATAAGAATATGATCGATCTACAATGTACCCCAGATGACATTAAAAAAGAAATACTAAGTAGGTATGAAAGTTCGGTACCTGCAAAACGATCTAAGATATTGAACTATCTTATTGCAAATAGATGTAAATTACTAATTGATTGTATACAAGATTTCTAAGGAGAATCCAATTGAAAACACACTTATATGAACTACTTGAAAAGGTAGGAACGACAAAAACCGCAAAACTAAAGAGTAAATATTTAATGGATAATGATTCATTAGGGATACGCGACTTTTTGAAAGGTTCCTTTGATGATTCTATTACGTTTAAATGGGTCACAGATAAAGGGGATATCCCGTATATCCCAAATAAGACTGACGACCCT